CGAATAGTTGTTTATGTAATTCCATGTATATCCTCCGGAATGTGGCACAGCATCGTCCCACCTTCCTGTGTCAATATCTATGGTCGTAGACGATATTCCAAGAACAGCATAAATTCCATTTATAGCAGAAGCAGAACCGCTAAATCCAAGAATCTTAACAGTGTCGTTCGCCAAAATTCCATGACCACTTCCGATGGTTAGCCTTAGAAGATAGTGCGGCTCGGATACATATCGAATTCCACCATGACCTCCTGGACTCCACCATTGTCTTGTGCTATACCAAAACACATAAGCCGCCGCCGTTACCGATAAATTGCTGATCCCAGAATGCACCACATCGCCCATCGCATACGTTGTTCCGGCAGCATAAGCCTCCTTCTCAACCGATAGAGTAGTCGAATCAGAGTTCCACGGAAGCCACGGCCCGCCCTGCATGACAGCAGATTCCAACGCCCAATCGGTGTCGCCGTTACGAACTAGCTTTTTAAGCGGATAAGAATTGTGCGCCAGATACATCACATCGTTCAACTGCTTGATCGCGATCTCGTTGAAGTTTAGCGCGGCATAGTCGCAGTCCATAGTGTCCTTCAAAACGCCGTCCGTGTCGAAAATCTCCAGCCTGGAGAACGAATCATGCCCGGTCGCCGCATAACTGATCAGCGCCACAACATACTGCGCGTCACGGTCATAAATGAAGTCGAAATACCGAATCGTTGCCGGAGAATACGTCACGCCTTCGACAACCGCCGTTCCGTGTGTGTAAAGCTTTTCGCTCGGAGGCCGACGCATCACCCCGCCGTAAGGAGTGGCTAGAAAGTTACTCTGAACCAGATTGCCCTTGGCGTAGGATTCCAGATCGGAGCGGTAATGCAAATCCGAACCCAGCACCCCGCCGCTCACGTTATGACGGAACACCCTCATGCCGTAAAGACCTCCTCGACAATCAGGGTGCTGACACAGCGATAGTGCGACGAATTATCGGTATCATTAACGCTGCCATTTATTTTTCCAACAACGCCGGCATTATACATACATGCCTGGACCGTAAATACGCTGGCGGTCGTGGCTGTAGCATCAAGAAGCATCTCAATCGAACAGTTTCCAATCTCTGTTCCACCGCCATATCCACGGATGTTTCCATGACACTCAATCCTATTCCCTTTGCTGGTCGCCAGAGCAATAATGCTCCCGGCGCGAACAACCCGAATCAGCATCTGTTGATCGGTTGTGGTGGTCGGATGCGACCCATTAATGACAGCCCTAACGCGTAGTTTTGAAGATGCAAGCCTCGGAGTAATTGTTGCAGACAGCCCAGAAATCGCCTGCCAGTTCGGAAACGCTCCCGCAGAAATATCCTGCTTGTCTGTTTTTATTCCCTGAACGATGTTGGGAAGTAGAGCAGTCCGCACCGCCGCATCCTTTGAATCGGCGGTTGAAGCGGCAGAGGCAACGGCAGAGGCAACGGCAGAGGCTTCTGCCGCATCTGCATAGTCTTGCGCCGCCTGTAGAACTATAGCGTCGGCATCAGTAGCCAGAGCCTTGGCATCCGCTGACAGCTTATCCGCCGTTACCGAAGCATCCTGAATCATTCCGGTATCGATTAAATCAATGCCAGTGAGCGGCATATAATCCGTGTCGTGGTTGTGTCCGGGAGCGATTACGCCTATAACCCGATTGAAAGCCGCCGCCACAGCGCCGCCAATGCCGGAGCGCAGACGGCCGTACGTCCCGCGAGCAATGCGCGTCCGTGGATTCTCGTTGTCGAAACTCCCTACCTTGCAAGCGCGGGGGAAAACAACCTTCTCGTATTCTTCAAGCAACGCCGCATACTTCTGCGCGTTCTCGGTGATCGGCATACAAATCTCAAGCGCCAGCCGGAAGTAAACGCACTTGACCATCAGACCGGACCACTCTGCGGGATCTTCGGAATAGCGGATATATTTAAACGGGAAATCCGTAGCCTCGCCGGTGAACAGGTAGCCGTTCTCAATAACGTACTCCTGATCCCGATTGCTGGCCGGTCGCAGATAGTCGCTCGGCATGGTGTACTGGTAGGTGTCGTCGTTCTCTGCCATTGGAATGGCCAACAGAACCGACTTCGTAAGCTCGCCCCAGCGGAACTCGCTCTGAACCTCGCGGATTACCTGATAGATGAAGCGCCGAACCGTCTCGGCAACCGACCCGGTGTCGGTATCAATGTCCGTGATAGAAGCCTGCTCGCCTATTTTTCCAAGCGCGAGATTCGCAACCTCTTCCAGACTGTCCACAAAACTCGCGTGTATCGGCATGACTTCCCCCCTCTTTTTTATAAAAAAGACGGAGCAGAATTACCCGCCCCGTCTTTCGTTGTACAGTTGCGGGCCGTTACTTCACTTCAAACACGATGCGATGGAACGTGAGATTGGTCTGCGTACCAGTCAGCGTGAACTTGTCGCCCGGAAGAAGAACAACGCCTCCGGTGTCATTCGACGCGCCGGGAGTGTTAAACTTCACCATCGTTTCAGCTCCTCCAATCTGCGTGAACGTAGCCAGCCGATAGGTTTTGCCGGTGTCGGCAGCATTCGTGGCAACCGCAGGAACATACGCCGCGACCAGCACGTTCGTAATCGTTCCGGTCAGTTCGGTGTAAACGATCTTCGGAACCAACACGGTCTGTGTCGCATTCGAGAAGGTCGCTACGCCGGTAGCCGGAGCCGGAATCGCACCAATGGTGATATATTTTTCAGCCTGTACGCAGACTGCCAGCAGAAGAACTGCCGTGAGAGTAAGAATCTTTTTCATGTGATGCCCTTTCTTTTAAGTTAGAAATCCCCCGGCCTTGCGACCGGGGATTTGATTAGCCCTGTGCAGCGGCGACAATGTCGCCAACCACAACGCCCAGGTCGTCAATGCGCTTGAAATCTTCTTTTTCACGCATGTAAACAATCTGCTCGTCACGCTGTTGAATGCTCGTGCCGGTGCTGGTTTTGAAGCCAGAGTACATGATCCGCTTGACAGCCTGCGGAACCCACGCGACGTAGGAGTCGATGGCATCGCCGCCAACGATGGAAGCCATCATGCTGTTAGGCATTACCACGAAGGTAACGCCGTCAATCTGCGGAATCGTTCCCTGCATGAAGTTTTCATACGAGCGGACGAAGTCCTGATTGTGGATCTGGTTGCGGCTGTTCTTGCGGAAATGGCGAGCCATCGTCGCGGAGATAGCGCAATAGATCGGTGCGCCCTTGGCGTACCAGACGTTGTCGAACTTCTCGCAGATCATGCTAGGCAGAGAATCCACGTTGATATCGGCATAGACCATGTCGTCCATCGTCTGATCGGCAGGAAGCGCGACAGAGTGCAGCGTTTCGTTGTCGGTCGATTTACGACTGACGGTCGCGGCGGTGATGCCGGCAAGGAACAGCTCGTCGCGTCCTTTGAAGATCTTCCGCAGACCGGCGTTCATCACGCTGCCTTTGGGATCAACCAGATGCTGCCAGCCTTCATCTTCATCGAACGAATGACCCCATTCGATCAGGCTCGGAGCCGACCAAGTGCGCTGTTTGCTCACGTCCATGAACGGAGTCAGCGTCTTGATATAGTTGGCGATGGTCTTATTCTCGGCGGTTAGCTGATTGAACTCTTTCAGCGTATCCTTGGCGCTCAGCAGGCCAGTGGAAGCATCCGCGCAATCCTTCGCGCTGATACCATCAATCCACACGCCCTTGCCGGAACCGGCTTCTTCTTCGCACATATGCGCGAGAAGCGAATGCGCCGGGTGTTCGCCCAGCCGGTCTTTGACGTTGTCCGTGAACAACTCAAACATATGGGTGTCCTGCGAAGCAAAGCGCATCGCGGGAGCAAGCAGGAAGCTAAGCATAGCCGCCCACGGTTTCAGAAACATTTTTTTCATCGTGATCTCCTTCTTTTTAGAATTTGGTAAACAAACATTAGCTACAGTTCGCTCGCCGTATTCATCCAGAAGGATGGGGCCTGCTTGCGGTTACGCCGCCAGTCGCCGCGATCCACGCGGGTGAAGGGGCCTTAAAATAAGGGTGTTCCCTTGTACAATATACGCAGACCTATCTCCGAGACTTTGCCCGACGAGCATAAAGCCCGACAAGCTGCTCGGTCATTTTTCCGCGCTCCAAAGAATTCTCGGTCTTTTTGATCTGCGCCCGCATGGATTCAATCTGCGAGTCCAGACCTGCGCCGTCACCAGCACCGCCGTGGCCGGAATGATCCTCGGAAATGCTACGCGCCACCTCGTCCATCAACAGCACGAAGTCCTTGCGAGCCGTCAGACCAACAGCCTTCGCCGCCGCCATCATTTCGGGATACTTGCCGGTGATGCGCTCAACGCCAGCCATGCGGTCGGCATAGTCAGCGCCCCACTCGGTCTTTAATTCTGCCGTGGTGGCCTTTTCCTGCTCGGCAACCTGCGCGGAAGCAACAGCATAATCCTTGGCTACTTGGTCGGCATAGACATCCATCACCGCCGCGGCGTTCTTATTGCTCAGTCCTGCGGCATGAAATGCCGCCTTGATTTCCTTCTGTCGATCATCCGGCAGACCGGAGTCCTTGAACATGGCGATTTCGTACTTGTCGGCGCTCTCCGGAGCCATCGGCAGATCAGGAAAGTGCTTCAAAACCTCGGCCTGAAACGCCGCCCTCTGTTCCGGCGATGCATCCTTGCCAGGAATCGGAATTCCCTTTGATGCCGCCAACTGGCGAGCCGACTGCGTACCCTTGACGTAATCCGTCAGCGTTTTATATTCCCGATCCTTGTCGGTCAGGACTGCGGAATCAACGCCGGCAGATTCATACCACGGTTTACTGTCAGCGCCAGCCGCCGCTTTCTGGCGACCACCATCGGCAGGAATCTCGCGGCTTTGAGAGTTTCCGCTGTCTACGATCGGAGCGGACTCGCCAGCACCACCAACGTCAGCAACTTCTTCTGCCATAAATTACCCTTTCGGATTCATTTTTTTAAAACGCCGAGCGATGTAGTTGCTCTTTTTCGCTTCGTCAGCCAGATCGGACGGAATGCCGTTCAGATCGGAGCGACCGGCGCGAATCTTGTCAGCCCGGCGAGATAGATATTTAGAGCCGTGAATGGAAGGATCACCGAGAATCGGAGCGTCTTTTGCTGGAATGTTGGACGTATGCTCCATCGTGCCGCCTTCCAGCGCATCGCAGATATCATTCAGCACAGCGGCCTTGTTCTTTCCGGCGACAGACACGGACAGACCGTTGGCGGCGATAAACGCAGAGAGATCGGCCATCTTGACCTTTGCCGGATCAACAGTACCGGCGAGCAATTCATCACGATTCAGTTCCATCTTGAACTCCTTTTTATTTCGGTTTCCAATTTATCTGCTCGATTATCCAAATCGCGAAGTCGTTGGTGGCGACGTTCCGCTCTTGGACTCTCGCGTCAACTGCGAAAAGAGTACGGTTCATACCGGATTTGTCAACCAAATCATCGAGGACTTTTTTGCCGTCACTAGACCCGAACACGCGACGAAACCGAGCAGACCGCTTAGCCTGCTCCCCATCGTTGCTAGATTGCTGTTTTACTGCTTTATTCATAGCCTAGATCGCCACGCCCGGAGCGCTGTCAAATGCACCGGCAGAAGCCTCCAGAGGACTGCCCTGATCAGATGCCCGCTGGACATCAATCGGCTGAACCATCGAAGCCGCAGCAGTAGCCTGCTGCTGTTGTGCCTGCGCGTCGAGATACGTCTGAATATTTGTTTTGTATTGCGACTCGGTGAACAGAAGCGCAACGTCAATGCTCTTGGCTTCGCAAATTTTTCTGATGATCTCGTAACATTTGAACGCGGCATCCATCCACGGATTGTTTTTGATCGCAGTGAGAAGCTCGGCAATCTGCATGACGGCTTGCGTCAGCGATGAAATCTCAAGGTCGGCCATCTGAACGTCCAGCCGACTGGTGTACTGAACACGGAATCCGGAACCAGCAGCCAACTGAGCCGGGATTGCATCGTCCATCAGCCCGTATTCCAGAATGTCCTCAGCCACGATCTCGTAGAGCGGAGCGAAGAAGCCATTGCCCAGCCGGTTGATTACCGGACTGATCGCCTGAATGCGCTCGGCCACCAGCTGCGAGATTTCAAAAGCGGTCTTGGCGCTGTTTTTGATCTGCTCCAGCATGGTGAACAGGTCAACGTAGTGCAGCTTGTTCAGCTCTTCCTTCAAAAATTCGATGAAATCAGCCGACAATTGCAAGTTCCCGTTGCCGGTGTAGGTAAAAATCTGACCCTTGCTGGTGTCGCAGTAGTTTACACCGAATGCTTCCAGCACCACGGACTCGACCGCGTCCTTATCCGGCAGGAAGATAGGCGGTCCGATCTGCAACTCAACGCCGTCCATGTGGTCAGAAACGACCTTCATCAGCGTCCGAGCGACTGGCAGAGCCTTCATCGCCGGCGAACGCCCGCTCGTCTCGCCATCCCGGACGTAGAAGCGCGGAACCAGATAGCGCATCCGGCGCAGACCGGACTCCTTGACCTTCTGCTTGCGCGAAATCTCAACGTGGATGCTCTCCCACGGCATATTTGCCGCGTTGCGCTTCTTTTTATCCCGATCCTTGCGAACCCGGACACAGTGAATAAATTGGAATTTCTGATCGTGGTTGTCTTTTTTGTACGCTTCCAGAATCTCAGACGTTACCATGTCCTCACCGAACTCGGCCACGGCCTGACCTGCGGTCAACTCATACTCGCGGTACACCTCCTGCAACTGCCCTCGCACGTCGCGCACCGGGAACACGCTGGTGGACGGATAGACGAGGAACTCGTGCTGCTGGTTTTTCTCGTTGAAATCGACGTAGAACACTCCCTCGCCGCGGGATCCGAAGCCGGTCAGCATTTCATTGTACGCCTCCGGAAACGGACTCTGCTGGATACGGGTGTGTGTCGCCTTCGACAGAGCGACATAGAAGCGCGAAACGTCCGGAGCCTTCATTTTTTTGGGATCTTCGTCGATGATGTTGCCGCGACCCATGCTCATGGTGTTTGAGAACAGGCCGGAACACATACGCTCCTGCGCCAGGATGCCGGTTGAAATGATCGGCTGGAGAATCTCGGAGCCTTCCGAAGCCTCCAGCAAGTCCTCAAGTTCAGGATTAAACAGGCGACATACATCGTCGCAAACCGTCTTGTACGTCGAGCGCTGCGCTTTAAGCGCGTCCCGCGTCTTGATGATGCGCTGTGCAATGCTATCGGCCACGGTTAATCTCCTGTGCGAGTTTTAAGCATATTTGTGAACTGCCCGCCCGCCATTGGATTGACCCGGTAGGTAGTTGCGCGACCCTGCTGCTTTTGCAGACGACGACGCTCTGCTTCGCCGGCAGCCTGAACTTCGGGGTTCTCTGGAGTGACCGGAGCGGCAGCCGCTTGCGCTGGTGTCGGTCTTTGTGCTTTTGGTGAGGACATCGATAGCTCCTTTGTTCGTTTTCAAACAATATACGCACCCGCCAGCCGAAGCAATCTCTGAAAAACCAAGAACTCGCGCCATTTTACGCGCCCTAACGTTGTCCAGATCGAACGCCGCCTCGATCAGATTGATCTCCGCAGAATTGAGAAGCATATCCACGGCAAGCATACACGCGCCAAGCGTCGTCTTGGGACTGAACCCGGCATGAGCCGCAAAGTGAATCTTGGCGCTCTTACCCTGCTCGCTGTAATTGGTCAGATAAATCACAGCCGGATAACGTCCATCAACCTCTACCACCACCGGACAGAACGAGATTGCTCGCCACGCCTTCGGCCTAGGATTAAAATAGGCCATCCAGTCGCGTAGCGACCACACGAACGAAGGCAGAGTGAATATCGTTCCTTGGTCAACCTGCTCCCGCCAAGCAGCCCGAAGCTCGTTCGCAGTCGGCTTTAGATGGATAAACACCTGCGGTTCTTTACTTTTTGTCATCACCGCCCGCCTTTCAGGAACTCCTTGACCGTCATGCCGTTCTTTTTGGCAAAGAACTTCAAGTCTCTACGGTCGAGAAGCATCATCGCCAGCTTTAAGCGCGACGAAAACGGCTGAGACTGCATGGAGAGAAACACCCGCAGAGCCTGCTTGCTACGCTCTGCATTAGCCTCCTGAATCAACCGAAGTCCGCTCTTCTTTGCCATTCAATACCTCCGTAGTTTTTTAACGACACGCCCGGACTTCGGCCTCCAGCCGGCATTCAACGTCCGTGGTTTGAGATTATTTACAGCCCAATACCGCAGGCCGTCAAGCAAATGATTGAAGCGATCCTCCGGCTCGTCTGAAAAACGCCCATCCGGTGTCTTTTTCCACGCATAGCTCTCCAGCTCCTGCTGGAAGTCCGTCGAATCCCGATGCACGAACATCTGGAACTGCTTCAAAAGGTTTATTCCATACTGAATCCCGCCCGCCTTGTCGGACTTCGCCACGCGGAATCCGCTGGTTTCAAGATCAGCCAGGGCCTCGGCAGCCGCACAGTCGCCAACCGTTTCCAGTTTCGGATCAAACATCCCGCACTCGATAGCCTCGCGCAGACGCAATTCCAGCGACGGCTTCCCCGGATTGGTCTGGTTAATCGTGGTAATCAGCCCCGTCTCGTAGACCAACTGGCGCAGATACAGCTTGTCTTGAAGCATGAACACGCGCCCTACCGCGGTAGGATCTTGCGAGAACCCGAAGTCGACGAACTGACCATCGCGCTGGACGTTGTACAGCTCGGTCGGCCATTGCTCGTCCTCCAACACCGTCCAGTTTTGAAAGATAGCCCCGTCACGCCTTGCCCGCTTGCCAAGCCCGTAGACCTCCCAAGACCACTTGTCCGCTGTGCCGGCGCGGAGATTCTCCGGCGTCGGCTCCCAGCTCAGAATGTCTGCGCGAGCCTCCGGAGAGATAAACGGATTGTCGCGGAACGTGGAATGGAAGCAGTCCACCCGGTCGCCCTGCTTCAAGATGCGGTCAAACACCCAATGTACCGACAGCGACGGATTGAAGTCCATGATGATAAAATCGTTTGTGCGAGCGTTGATCTGCCGGAACGAATCGTAGGACACCTCCATGACCTCGTTTATCCACGCAATGTCGCGCCTCGGCCCATGCAGCTTACCCGGCTTCTGACAGCCACGGAAGCGCATCAGGGAGCCGTTCTTGAAGCGGTACTCCTTGCGCTGTTCGTTCCAGCAGTCCTGATCCCACAGCCCGAACTGATCCGGCCCCATGACGAAACGAAAGTCCTCAATCACCGAGTCATTGCACGTTGACTGGTCGTGCCGGAAGCAGTCGATCTTGACCCGGCGCTGGAGCAGATGGTGCAAAACCAGATACTGCACGATGGATATCGTCTTTGACGAGCCAGAGGAACCTTCAAGAACCGTGTAGCGTTTGCGAGTAGCTCGGTAATCTTTGCCGGGAGTGTTCCAGTCGGCATCGCGATCTCCAGCAGACCAAGACAGATAATCCGGATGGGTCGTGTTGACCAGCGTCTCGTAGTTCTTGGTGGCTGACACATCCTTCATGTTTTCTTTCCGACAACCATGTTGAACCCAATCCGCTCCCCGTCAGACTTGAGATCAATGTCCTGATGCGTTGCGTACTCGCGCCGGCACTTGCGCTCAAGGAACCAAAGGGTTGTATGAATATCCTCGCCGTGAATCTTCTTCGCCAGAACGTTCTTCGCCTTCAAAATCAGCTGATCCTGCGCGGCCTCCATTTTACCGTTAAATTCTTGGCTAGATTTGCGAGCATTTGCGAAAGCATCCTCTGAAATCCCTGCGAATCTACAAGCTTCTCCGATATTTGAACCAACCGAGAAGGCGCTCTGCAATTTAGCGGAAACCTCCGGCGTGATTACCGTAGGCCGTCCCGCATTGGATTTTTTAACCTTTGCCATCACCGAATCCTCGTAGGTTCAACCCCCGTCGCATCCGCATAGCGTTGCAGAGCCACCGCCACATAACCCGGCGACAGCTCGATAGCCCTACACTTCCTGCCGGCATTGTGACAAGCCATGATGGTCGTACCGGAACCGGAGAACGGCTCGTACACGAACTCGGACTCGTGGTTGCGGATCGGACGCGCCATGCATTCCAGAGGCTTCTGCGTACCGTGGACGGTTTTCACCTCGCCCGACACGCCCAAGTCCCAAATGGTTGTCAGCGAACTATCGAACGCCAGCAGCGTATCCTGATCGATTTTCTGCACGAACAGCTCGTCCGAAGGCTTCCAACTGTCGACGATATCAGCCCAGACGGTGTTATTCTTGCGATTGCCGACGAACCACGCCTTGCCGCCCTTTTTGACAGCGAAGAAACACGGCTCGTGCCGCCAGTGGTAGTGGGAGCGCGACAGCACAAAATTCTTTTTTACCCAGATGATCTGGCTTTTCAGCTCGAAATTGCAGGCAGACAGCGACCGCTCAACCTCTCCGCCATACATTCCAGCGTGCCAAACGTAAGCCACATCGCCGGGGAAATGCATATACGCAGCCGCCCAGGACGCACGATTGTCATTCAGCACCTTGCCTGTGCGAGCCGAAGAACCATCAGTGGCTTTGATGCGCCACGCCGGATCATACTCTACGCCGTAGGGAGGATCAGTAACCATCAGCATCGGCACAGCACCGTTCAGCGCCAGCTTAACGTCCTCAGCCTTGGTTGAGTCCCCGCAGAAAATGGTGTTCTCACCCATCGCCCAGAGCTGACCCAGCTCAACCCCATACTTCGTCCGCAGAATATCAGCCTCGCCCATCTTCGGCTCCGCGTCCACCGGATCACCAGCGCCAGCAATGCTCGCCAGCTCCAGAAGCGATGAGGCATCGAATCCGGTCAAATCCATGTCGAAGTCGGTGAACATCGCATCCTTGAGCAGGCCGGACAGCATCCCGTCGTCCAGATCGGCCAGCTCCGCGATACGGTTGTCGGCAATCAGGTCGGCATACTCCTCGGCCTCGGTAGCGTAGTCCTGCCGCTCCACAGGCACGTTTTCGACCTGCAGCAGACGAGCGGCATGCAGGCGACCATGACCCTTAACGATGAACCCGGAGCGATTGCTGACCGTGATGGGCGCTCGCCAGCCCTGCGTTTTGATGATCTTCGCCAGCAGAGCAATCTGCTTGTCGCCGTGTTTGTTAGGATTGCGAGGATTCTCGACCAGCTCAGTCACATCAAGCAGAGCGTCGTGCCTGCACCAGACGTCGATACCGGACGCGATATCACGCGGAGCCGCGCTCGGTTTTGTTTTTGCCTTAGCCATAATCAAATCTCCTGCGATTGAGAATACAACTGCTCTCTCGCCATGCGAGCCTTAAATTTCCGAACCGTTGAAATCTTAGCCCACCTCGCCTGCTGGTTTACAGCCGCGAACGGATTGCGCTTCGGATCAAGCTTCTGCCAATGCGTCTGAATTCTGCGGTCGAATTCCATCCGAAAATCATCAATGGCGGTCTGCGGAAACCCGGACATGGAGAACGAGCGGGAATACTTGGTGAAGATTTCACAGCACAGCTCCCAGAAGCGATCCGACATCATGCCGGCATCGAGAGACTTTTGCAGCTCTTCTCGGATTTCGACCTTACAAATCATGGTTTCACTCCTGACGATTTAATTAATGCCTTCACCCGCTCTGTAAGTCCAGCACCAATTGACTCCGGAGCCTCGCCGGATTTTATCTCAGACCAGTACCGGAACAGCATATCCCTGAACGCATCACACGCCGGCTCGTCGCCCAGCTTAGAAGCCATAGCCTTCAACTGCTTTGAAAAGAATCCCATACCAGGCCCCGTTTTCTCTCCGGATATCTCACAGGCGATGGAAGTCACATCGAACCGGCAGAAGTCTGCATACTCCGTCAGCTTGGCTTTCCCGCACATTTCAGGTTTATGCAGGATGTTGGAATTTTTTGACCCATTCAAACCAAGACTCCCCGCGCTCTTATCTTGGAATGATGGTGAATATGAATGTGAATGTGAATGTGAAGGGTTGCCTCCACGGTGAACCTTACTGTTGACCGTACCGTTTACCTCACTGTCAACAGTACGGTTTACCGTAGAACGTGATTTACGAGCCTCAACACCGGACTCTGACAGCTTGGAATAGCGAGCAGATCGCGCTCTTGCCGCTGACAATTCCCGGTCAATTCTGGAGTGAACCAGCTTACCGTCCCGGCGCTTAAAATAGCCGAGCAAAACGTCCTTCGATTCCAGCCATTCCTGCTCAGACATACGCGACAAACGGAACAGTATCCGGTCGTTGTCAGGGATTGGCCCGTTCTGCCAGTAATCGAGCATCAGCATCAGGTATGCGCCGTGTTCGGAAGCAGAGAGGCGGTTGGTATCCTTGAGATAATCACCCACATAAAACGGCATGAAAATATCAACCTTTTCCATTTTGGGAGTCACTTTCTGTTGAATTTTTGGAATCTAGATCGGTTTGAAAACTTCTGCAAGCTGTAACTGAAACCGGCTTCGTCGCACCGTAAAGCCCGCTAAATGTTGATAGGAATCTCACGACTCCCTCCCCTCGATCTTAACTTCAATCCCCGGCACGTTGCCCCAATACTTCTCGAAATTGAGCGAATAGACCTGCGAATCGTCGTTCCAGAACGCCAGCGTCGTCATAGCATCGGCCAAAAGTTTGCACAAATTATCGACGTCCGGCCTCGTATCACACGGAGCGCAACCCTGCGCGATAACGCTCTTCTTCTCCGACTTGCGCCAAGGATACGTCCAGTAGACCGTCAACTTGACCGGACCAGCGAACGGAACCGCAGGACGGTGCGGCATAAGAAGCGACATCAGCGAGTCCTCAGCCTGCTTAACGTGCTTCTTTTTAAAGAACCGAGGATGCCCGCCGATGACCATAACGCCCTTCTGCTGGCTGGTGGCCTTCGGAGGGATGCATTGGAGAGAGAAGGATAGCGTTTTCATAGATTCCCCCTCAGTCTCTCCGCATACCCAGAATCCCCGCTATTCCACAGCCAAGCCGCGTATGCCACAGAAGCCTCAAAATCGCCCCGTAGACCGCGTTTCTCCATCCGGCGCGTCAGAACAAGGTGCGCCATCTGTTTTGACAGCATCGGGCTGTTTCTGGCCTCCAGCGGTAGCTTCCCGCCCAGCCGGACGTACTCACGGTGCATGATAGGCGTAATTTGAAGCACCCCGACATCGTTATGCTTCCCGACAGCCGTAGGTCCGCTGTTCTCGGTCAGGATCAGAGCCGCGACGATTTGGCAGATTAGGTTGGTGGTCATTTCAAAGCCCCTTTCCACGCCTCAAGGCGTTCTTGCGTTACCAGCTGACCGTTTCCAGAGAAGGTTTTAAGCGCATCACTCAGAGCATTAGCCACCCGATCATAACGAGACTGCATAAGCGCCAGATTCTTCTCTGCCGTTTTTTTTCGAGACAAAGCCAGCTCCTTGTCGTTCTTCATTTGAAGGTACAGCTTGCGACTGACAAACCGACCGTTAAACCACTGTTTAATGTTCATCGGAGTCCTTCCATATATCCGCATCCCCTTCCAGCAAGCACCCAAAGTTGTCAACGCCGAGCGTCCTCATATTGCGTTCAAACTCACGCAGCACGTCAGCCGCTACCCGCCTGCGGCATTTCGGGCAGTAGTCAGAGCGAACCCCGCCATTAAACCCAGAGCGCGGAGAGGAAACCATCCACGAAAAGTGCATTTCACCTGCTGCGTCAATCGTCCCCGACTCAACCTCTGTCGTACAGCCGGAGCAAACCACCTCGCCGGGAAACGCTTCGTCATAGAAATGAATGGCAAGCGTTCCGTGACCGCGCGGACTCTTAGATTCCTCGACCGCGCCAGCCATCCCGCGGACGTAAAGAACCTCGCGCCCGTCCCGGTGTGCAAAAACTGAATAATGTCGGCAATCCTTGGTCGGTGGATACATTCCCGAAATAACCCTGTTTGCGAATTCTCTCATTTCACCACCGCCTTCACACTCATCGCCTTCTCTTCCAGCTTTAGATTATCGCCCAGCATCGTAGCGACCAGCGCCTTGTGATCTTTAACCGGAACACCCTGTTCCGACAGCACCGGCTTCATAGCCGCCTCCAGCTTGCCGATAGGAACCGTCACCAGCCCAAGGAACTCGGCAGCAGACAGCATCCCCGACTCTTCGACCACCACGCGATAGGCTTCCTGCGCGGATTCGATCTTGCGCGTACTGCCGGTGCTTTGCAGAGTAAAGAACTCCGCCCATGCTTCCGGGCTGGCTTTGACCTCGTCGTCAATGCGGTCAATGTACGCCTCGGCCAGCTTAATAAGTTCCTTGGCTTTTGAGCGCAGAGCCGCCGCGTCAGCCTTGACCGCCGGCAGAAGGTTCTCCGGCATTACCATCAAAGCCGATCCGGTAGAAACCCGCTCCAGCGTCTC